GGACCAGACGCCCTGCAAGCCCGCGAAGACGGAGGTCAACCGATGACGCTGCTCTCACGCTCCTGCCCGTCGTGCCACTCGATCGGCGCGCCAAGGACGGTCGACCGGACCCTCGGGGGCAATGAGCCGATCCTGTGCCAGGACTTGTGGCACGTCGAAGTTCGGGAGCCGGGCGGAACCGGCCCGGAATCGGCCGCGATTCGGCCCGAGCCGGCCCAGGCCGCCCCGGCGGTAGGGCGGAAGGCACCGGAGGCTCAGGGAGCAATCGAGGGCGCGCAGTGTCGCGCCCAGTACGAGCGCCCCGGAGGCCGGGAACGTGGCGACCGCATCGTCCGCTGCCACCTCCCGCGCGGGCATCCCGCCGAGCACGAGGAAGCCGACACCGAGATCACGTGGATGTCCCCGGCCGCCACGGCGAATCTGGCCGACCTCGGCCGGCAGGCGGTCGCGTTCGCCGAGGCGTTCATGACGGCCCTCGCCGAGAGGGTCCGGCCGACCATCGAAGCGTTGACCCCACCCGCCGCTGTCGCGGGTACGGGAGACGACCTGCCGGGGACGCCGACATACGACCAGCTACTCCGGTCGCACGCCCAACTGCTCGACCAGCAGGACGTGTGGCGTGCCGAGATCCGGAGTGCGGCTGATGAGGCGGTTGCGGAATCGGGGCAGATGGAGGCCGAGCGAGACCGGCTACGGGAGATCCTGGCCCAGCGCATCGAGGCGATCGTCAAGCTGACCGCCGAGCGGGACGAAGCCGCCAACAGCGCCACCAACTGGATGCACGAGGCCCAGCGGCAGGCCGTCGAGCGGGACGCGAACTACGCCCAGCTCGCCGAGACGCGCGCCGAACGCGACCGCCTCGGTGACAAGGCGAACGAACTTGTCCAGGCCCTCACCGAAGCCCGGGCCGAGCTCGCCGCGACACGGAACAACCGGCTCATCAGCGCGATCTTCGGCCACCACAAGGACGCGCCCCGACCGTTCGCTCTCTACCGGCGATCGGATGTCACCGGCGTCTCCGGCACCGGCATCGTCGCCGAGGGGGCGGCGTTCTCCGACGGCACCGCCGTTCTGCGCTGGCTCTCCGATTGGCCGACTTCGGTGGTCTTCCATGACCGTGGCATCGAGGCGATCGAGGCGATCCATGGGCACGGCGGGGCGACGCAGGTCGTGTGGCTGAGCGACGAGCTGGAGCCGCTCGCGGAGATGGAGGCTGAGCGGGACCGGCTGGCCGACGCCATCCGGCGGGTACGGGACCTGCGCGACGATTGGTACCGCCGTCCCGGCCACGCGGAGGAAGCCGACGCGCTGGACGAGATCCTCGACGCCGGTACCGGCCAGCCGGACAGCGAGGATCACGATGGATAGCGCGTCTGACCAGGACCCCAAGCGCACGCTGCCGGAACAGGCCATCCAGCGACGCCCACTCTCAGGGCGTGACCCGACCGGGGACCTTACCCGCTGCGGTCACTACGGCGGGCGGCGCAAAGACGGCAAACCGTGCGTCGGGTACGTGGTCGCCGGCACTGACCGGTGCCGGATGCACGGCGGCATATCGACCGTCGCCCTCGTCGCGAAAGGCCGCATCGTGGAAGACCTGCGCGGCTGGGGCCTCGGCGACACCACCGCCGACCCCGGCGAGCTGTACCTGCGGCTCATCGCCCAGTCCGCGCAGCGCGTTGACCGGTACGCCGGGCTGCTCCGAGACGCATATGAGGCCGCCGCGCAGCTGCGGGAACTCGGTGCGGCCGGGCAGATCGTGCTTGACGTGCCGGAGACGCGGGTCAAGTACGTCGCCGACGACGAGGTCGAGCTGCCGGAACATGCCGCCCGGCAGGTCGCCCGGCAGACCATCGAACGCGTCATGCAGGTCGGCGAGGTCGCCGCTCTGGTCGGCCACCAGTACTCGGCCACCAAGGACGGCGACGTGTACGCCACCGGCGAGGCCATCCGGGCGCTGGTCAAGCTGGAGCAGGATGAGCGCCGGTTCCTGGCCGACATGTGTGCGAAGGCGGTCGCGGCCGGGCTGGCCGAGCGCAGGGTGAATCTGGCGGCGAAGGCTGTGGATAAGGGGCAGGCTGTGACGTACGTGCTGGTCGGGGTGGATGATGAGGCGCTGCGGTGAGCGGCCACGAACTCGGCCACAGCGAGGACCGTCTCATCTGCAACGGGCGCTGCCTACTCTGTGGCGAGCCGCTGTTCGGGCACGACGAAGCGGCTCGCGACGAGAAGATGCGCAACTGGCAACCGCGTGGCATCCTCGCGATGCTGGACGACGACGATGCCTTACGCTGACCGGCCCAGCCGGCTCACGGCCTGGTTGCACCGCCAGGGGATCTCCCGCCGGATCAACGCTATCCACGAGGGCGGGCGCGGCTGGACTCGGTGCACCGTCGATACTGCCGTGCCGTGGTCGCGGCTGGCCCGTGTCGCCACGCGGTGGGAGACGCCACACCCGATCAGCCGCGAGCGGCTGGGCCGGTGGCAGTGGCGCTGGGTATTCGGCCAGGGCACCCGGTGACGAGCGCTGTGCGCCACCGGTACGCCCCGCGCGGCACCTGCCGAGTCTTGTTTGAGCGACGTGACGCGGAGATCCTTCTAAGTGGCCCGGCCGGCACCGGCAAGAGCCGCGCCTGCCTCGAAAAAGTCCACCGCATGGCCCTCCTGAACCCGGGACTCAGGGCCCTCATCGCCCGCAAAACCCTCGCCTCCCTCGGCTCCACCGCCCTCGTCACCTGGCGCGAACACGTCGCCCGCGAAGCCATCGAAGCCGGCGACGTCATCTGGTATGGCGGCTCCCAGCAGGAAGCCGCCCAATACCGGTACACCAACGGGTCCACCATCACCGTTGGCGGCCTCGACAAAGCCACCCGCATCATGTCCTCCGAGTACGACATCGCCTACGTGCAGGAGGCCATCGAGCTGCTCGAATCGGACTGGGAGGCGATCACCACCCGGCTCCGCAACGGCCGCGTCTCCTTCCAGCAGCTCCTCGCCGACACCAACCCCGACACCCCCTGGCACTGGCTGAAAGCCCGCGCCGACCGCGGCCAGGTCGTCATGCTCGAATCCCGCCACGAGGACAACCCCGTCCTGTTCGGCGAGGACGGCCAGCTCACCGACGTGGGCCGGGACTACATCGGGAAGCTCGACAACCTCACCGGCGTACGCCACGCCCGGCTGCGCCGCGGCCTGTGGGTCGCCGCCGAGGGCATCATCTACGAGGAGTACGACCCGGCCGTCCACCTCATCGACCGGTTCCCCATCCCCGAACACTGGACCCGCTGGTGGGTCGTCGACTTCGGCTTCACCAACCCGTTCGTCCTGCAATGCTGGGCCGAGGATCCCGACGGGCGGCTGTACCTGTACCGGGAGATCTACCACACCAAGCGGACGGTGGACCAGCACGCCGCCGACATCCTCGCCGAGGTGCGGGTACCCCGCCCCAACCTCGGCCGCGAACCCGACCCAAAGGTGCATGCCGACTGGGTGTGGACCGAACCGAAACCCCGCGCCATCATCTGCGACCACGACGCCGAAGGCCGCGTCGTCCTGTCCCGCGAGGTCGGCATCGGCACCATCCCCGCCATCAAGTCCGTGACCGCCGGCATCCAAACCACTCAGGGCCGGCTCCGGCTCGCCGCCGACGGGAAGCCCCGCATGTTCATGATGCGCGACAGCGTGCTGCGCCGCGACCCGGAGTTGGTCGACGCGAAGAAGCCGACCTGCACGGCGGAGGAGTGGGCCGGGTACGTGTGGGACACCGGAGGCGGCCGGGCGGTCAAGGAACGGCCGCTGAAGGAGAACGACCACGGCATGGACTGTGTCCGCTACCTGGCGGAGGAGCGGGACGTCGGCGCGCCCCGCATCCGGATCATGCGCTGAATCCACCGGTTCATCCCGGAAACTCCGCGTCCGGATAGCGGACAGGAGCGTCCGATAATCGGACGTACACCTGTACGATCACGCCATCAGCACGCCCTGCGCCGCCGCCGATGTGACCCGATGACGACCTGGACGTTCACGGGCCGCCAGTCCCTGCTGTCCACCGTCGCCCGCTGGGCCGCACCCCGCCTCCGCCGCAGCCGCGCAACCATCGGCGCCGGACTCCGCCTCCTGCTCCGGCTCCTGCTCGTCATCGCCGGCCTCGGCCTCCTGTCCGCCGCCGCCTGGATGATCGCCGTCCCGTTCGGCCTCGCCGCCGCCGGCGTGTCCTGCCTGCTCCTGGAGTGGGTGGTGAAGCGATGACGGACGGCCGGCTGATCTCGATCGACGCCGAGACCAACGGGCTCGGCGGACGCGCCTTCGCAGTCGCTCTGACTCTGTCCGATGACACCGGCGAACTGTCCAGCGCGGTGTACCGCTGCCCGATCAGCGAGCCGACCACCGACCCATGGGTAGCCCAGAACGTTCTACCGGTGATCGCCGACGTTCCCCAGCACCTACCGAGCTACGAGTACCTGCTGGCTGACGTATGGGAGACCATCAACCGGTGGGGCGGCAAGCCGGTGCCGCTCATCGCCCACGTCGCATGGCCGGTCGAGGCACGCTTGCTGCTGGACGTGTACTCCGGCGATCGGATCTGGGAAGGTCCGTACCCGCTGATCGACGTCGCTTCGGTGCTGCTCGGCAAGGGTCATGACCCGCTGACCGTCGACGGCTATCTCGACGCGCACAACACCCCGCGCCCCGACGGCTCGCCGCACCATCCCCTGTACGACGCGCGCGCGGCGGAGCGTTGCTACCGGCACGTGATGGACACGCCGTGAGATCCCCGGTCGGTGTCCTCGCCAACCGGATCGGCGCCGCCCTCCGCAACCAGACCCCCGTCCCCTACACCGGCCGCTCCCGCTTCTCCATGCCCTGGACACAGCGCAACGACCCCGAAGCCCAAATGCGGGCCATGGGCTCCGTCGGCACCCTCTTCGCCATCGTCAACCGCACCTCGGTGTCAACCTCAGCCGTCAACTGGCGGCTGTGGCGCAAAGCCAAATCCGGCAAGGTTGAGGACCGGGTCGAGGTCACCACCCACGCCGCCCTCGCCGTCCTCAACCGGCCCAACGACTTCTACACCCGCCAGGAACTCGTCGAGGCCGGGCAGCAGCACATCGACCTCACCGGCGAGGGCTACCTGGTCATCGCCCGCCACCAGGCCATGAAAGGTGTCCCGTTCGAGCTGTGGCCGGTCCGCCCCGACCGGATGACACCGATCCCGGACCGGGACAACTTCCTGGTCGGCTGGCTGTACTCCGGCCCCGACGGCGAACAGATCCCCCTCCCGCGCGCCGACGTGATCCAGATCCGGATGCCGAACCCCCTCGACCCGTACCGTGGCATGGGCCCCGTACAGGCGTTGCTCGCCGACCTCGACAGCATCCGGTACAGCGCCGAGTGGAACCGCAACTTCTTCCTCAACTCGGCTGAGCCGGGCGGCATCATCGAGGTCGACCGGCGCCTGTCCGACGACCAATTCGACGAGATGACCACCCGCTGGCGGGAACAGCACCAGGGTGTTGCCCAAGCCCACCGCGTCGCCGTGTTGGAGCAGGCCAAGTGGGTCGACCGCAAGTTTTCGATGCGGGACATGCAGTTCGCGGAGCTGCGGCAGATCGCCGGCGCCACGATCCGTGAGGCGTTCGGGATGCCGAAGTTCGCGGTCGGCATCGTCGAGGACGTCAACCGGGCCACCGCCGAAGCGTCGAAAGCCTGGTTCGCGGAGGAGCTGACCGTACCGCGGGCCGAACGGTGGAAGCAGGCCCTCAACAACGACTTCCTACCCCAGTTCGGCACCACGGCGGCTGGGTTGGAGTTCGACTACGACGACCCGGTCCCGACCAGCTCCGAAGCCAACAACGCCGAGCGGGTGTCCAAGGCAAGCGCGGCGAAGACGTACGTCGATGCTGGATACGACGGTGACAGCGTCAAGGAGGGCTTGGACCTGCCAGCCGCCCTCGTCTGGCACAAGCCTGAACCGCCTGCGCCGCCGGTCGTACCGCCGCCCCCGTCCGACGGGGCCGCCGCGGCCGTACCCCTCGACCGGCTACCGCTGGTTGAGCGCCGTCTGCTCGGCATGCTGCAGGAGATCTCCGACGTGTGGAACGCGCGTCCCGGCGGCCGGCATCACCACGGGCTGCCGGTCAACGCCCCGCCCACCGGACCGGATCAGCCAGCGCCGCAGCTGCCCCCCGACCAGCTGCCCGACATCGCCCCCGCACAGGCCGCCCTCGAAGCCGCCCTCGCCGCGCTCCTCGCCCGCTGGATCGCAATCTCGGCCGCCCAGAAACTGTGGCTCGTCGACCAGATCCGCCACCTCGCCGAGCACGGCCGGCTCGCCGACCTGGCCGGCCTGCACGTCGACTCCACCGACGCCGCAGCCGCCCTCCTCGCCGCGATGACCCAGCTCGCCTCCACCGCCGCCCAGCACGTCGTCGCCGAAGCCGCCGCGCAGGGCGTCGACATCGCCGCCGCCACGGTGCCCGCGGCCGAGCTGCAGGACGTCGCCAAC